AATTCGCCACTAAAGCATTAGATACGCACTTACAAGATTTAGAGGACTTATAATGGATGATGAAATATTAAATTTAGTTAAGGTTAACTATTGACAAGTAAGGATCATTGTTGTATAATGATTGTATTAATTAATTAATTGGAGATATAAATGACGAAAGAAGTATTTGAGGCTTTAGATAATCTATATAAGACTTTAGCCGAGTCTTCGCTTTCAGATCAAGCAAAAAGTGATCTTGAATCATATCTTGCAGGATTTGAATCTTGTTTAGGTGAATCAGTACAATTAAAAGAACATGTGGTGCCTAGTTGGCTTGATGTCTGTAATACAAAGTAGTATTTGGTAAAATAATAGTTGCCTATTATTGCTATTTGTAGTATAATATATGTAAGGTAATTTAAATAAATGATGAGGGATTTATATGTCCATAATGGATAAGTTAATGAAAAATTCGAAGATCAAAGCTACAGATGTTCTGTCTGAAAGTAAGATCTTTAAAAATACGGATATTACTCCGACTTCGGTTCCAATGATTAATGCTGCATTATCGGGTGATCTCGATGGTGGGCTTACAGCAGGGTTAACCGTATTAGCAGGACCATCTAAGCATTTTAAGACATCATTTGCATTATTGATGGCTGGTGCATATTTAGAAGAGCATAAAGATGCTATCTTGTTGTTCTATGATTCAGAGTTCGGTTCTCCAGCTGCATACTTCGAATCCTTTAATATTGATACTTCAAGAGTATTGCATACGCCGATAGCTAATGTAGAAGAATTAAAGTTTGATATTGTTGCTCAGTTAGAAGAAATTGATAGGAAAGATAAAATAATTATTGTTATAGATTCTATCGGTAACCTAGCTTCTAAGAAAGAATTAGAAGATGCTAAGTCAGAAAAGTCTGTAGCAGATATGTCAAGAGCAAAGGCATTGAAAGGTTTATTCAGGATGGTTACTCCATACTTAAAGACAAAAGATATCCCAATGCTTGCTGTTAATCATACGTATCAAGAGATTGGATTATTTCCGAAAGCAATCGTATCAGGTGGAACCGGAATTTATTACTCTGCAGATAATATCTGGATTATTGGTCGTCGCCAAGAGAAGGTTGGTACAGAGATTAAAGGATATAATTTTATTATTAATGTTGAGAAGTCTCGGTTCGTTAAAGAGAAGTCCAAGATCCCAATCTCTGTTACATGGGATGGTGGTATTGAAAAATACTCTGGATTGCTTGATATTGCCTTAGGTGCATCGTATGTTGCTAAACCTGCCAATGGGTGGTACCAGAAAGTTAATACGGATAGTGGTGAAATGGAAGGAGCTAAGTATCGTGAGAAAGATACATTATCATCTGATTTCTGGGAACCTATTTTTAAAGAGACTAATTTTAAAGAGTTTGTTAAGAGTTATTATACCATCGCGGCTAAACCTATGCTAGAAGGAGAGATTAATTTTGACTAGCTTCTATGAAATTATTCCGATGGAGGACGACGATCGCTGGGGTGTTAGTATCACCGATAGCGAAAGTAAGTTCTTTGGTGTTGCTGCATTGTATGGTAAAGTATCCGCTGAAGTATTAGAAGATACCGATTCAGCTCAGTTATCATTCGATTATGATATCATTGATAACCCATGGCAGTCTGATACCGAGGATCCTGATTTACATGATATCCTCGGAAAGGCATTAGAGGACATATTACATAGCGCATTCGATAGCGGCAAATATAAGATAGGAGATGAGAAAGTTGAATCTGGAACAGCTGATAATTCGTAATTTGTGCATGAATGAGAAATATACTCGAATGGTAATTCCCTTTATCAAGAGAGATTATTTTGAAGGTGTTTCTCGTAATGTATTTGATGATATAGTTAAATTTGTTAATAGGTATAATAAGTTGCCTACTGCAGAGACCTTATTAGTTGAGTTAGATACCTCTTCTAATTATGAGGAAGCTAAGACTCTATTGAAGACCGATGTTGATGCTGTAGAAGATGAATGGTTAGTAGATCGTACAGAGCAATGGTGCCAGGATAGAGCATTGCATTTAGCTGTAATGGATTCGATTGATATTATCAATGGTACTCATAAAGAATTAAGTAAAGATGCTATGCCTGATCTATTACAACAAGCATTATCGGTAACCTTTGATACAAGTGTAGGTCACGATTATATCGATGATGCAGAAGCTCGGTTTGATTTCTATAATGCAGAAGAAGAGCGTGTACCATTTGATTTAGAATACTTTAATCAGATTACAAAGGGTGGATTACCTAAAAAATCTTTATCGGTTATTTTGGCTGGTACTGGTGTAGGTAAATCTTTGTTTATGTGTCATAATGCGGCTGCTGCATTATCTGCTGGTAAGAATGTATTATACATTACTATGGAGATGGCAGAAGAAAGAATAGCAGAGCGTATTGATGCTAATTTAATGAATGTTCCTATTGATAAGTTAGAGACAATGAAGCATGATAATTTCATTAGTAAGGTGAATACTATTGCTGCTAAGACTCAAGGTAAGTTAATTGTAAAAGAGTATCCAACCGGATCAGCTCATACAGGCCACTTCAGAGCATTGTTATCTGAGATTAAGTTGAAGCGTAAGATAATGCCTGATATAATCTTTATTGATTATCTTAATATTTGTACTTCATCTCGAATGAAAGGAATGGGTGGAGCTATTAATTCTTATACATTTATCAAGTCTATTGCAGAAGAGATTCGTGGCTTGGCAGTAGAGTTTAATGTGCCGATTATGACAGCTACTCAGGTTAATCGTGAAGGCTTTGATTCATCGGATGTGGATCTTACAAATACTTCAGAAAGCTTTGGTCTTCCTGCTACTGCTGATTTAATGTTTGCATTGATATCTACTGAAGAGTTAGAGTCGCTGAATCAGATAATGGTCAAGCAATTGAAGAATCGATATAATGATTTAGCTATTAATAAGAGGTTTGTGGTTGGTGTAGATCGATCTAAGATGAGGCTGTATGATGTTGAATCTACAGCTCAGGATCTTATGGGAGTTGTGTCATCGCCAGCAATGCCTATAAATAATAGTTCAAATGATTCATTCACCGGGTTTAAATAATATGACCGATATAATGTGGTTCAGTATGCTATTGATATTCATAACCGCCATTATGTTCTTTTATATTGGTCTGAGAACCGATATGCAAGCCAACATTAATCGGGAGAGCTTTAATGCAGGAATTAAAGAGGGTGTCTCAGGAGTCCTCCAAATCATGGAACAAGAAGGAGTCATCCGCCGTAATTTAGCGGATGATGATTATGAGATGCCTGACGCTGTATCTTATGATAGCGACGATGAAAAATCTACTTCTTAGAAGCGCCCTTTGACTTCATTGCTGCAGCACCAAAGAATGCAGCTACAATACCAGCTACGGCAATGAAGTAAACCCCAGCCATATCACCTAATATATCAGCACCCTTATCTAATCCAAAGAGCACAGCAATCACAACAGCAAATGGGTACAATAACATTCCCCATAAGGCAAACCATGCCATCTCACGCTGTGCGTCTTCTTTCTTATCTTCATTCTCTAGTCTAATCATTCGCTCTTGCTTATCTAATTCTTCGTCGGTTACGACTCCGTCACCATTGAGGTCTGCAGCTTCTAATTTACTATCTTCTTGTAATGTCATGGCCATTGGATCATCCTGTTTATTTGTATATATATTTATAATTTCCTTGACTTTTCCTCATTTATGCTGTATAATAATACTATGGTATGCAGAAAGGCCCACACACAATATTATAAGCATATAACAAATGGGTATAAGAATCACGTGGCATTATCGCCTAATATATAGTATAATATATATATTGAATTAAGAAATAAAGAAGAGAAAAATATGACTAGATTTATCAAAGAAGGTTTTACATACGAAGGTGGTTACCTAATGTATCGTGGTCCATATCCTGCTTCAAAGACTTATGATGAAGTTTACGGAATTGATAATGTACATCCTTCTCGTATCGGAATGCAGCGTGAAGTTTTTATCGCTCGCTTCAAGTATAAGGGTATTGTTACTAAGGCATCATTTCTAAAAGAGCTAATTAAGAATCATAATGTTGAGACTTATTTAGGAACACTTGATGAGACTGGATCTCCTCTTTGTATTTTGAGTGAAGCTAATCCTACTTGGTATGCAAAATTACTTGCAAAATTTAATGAAAAGCATAGTCTTGCATAGTCTATCTTATGCCATATCGTGCTAAGAAATAAGTAGCCAAAAGGCTACTTTTATGGTATAATATCTATATTGAATTAAGAAATAAAGAAGAGAAAATTATGAAAAATACTGATATAGCAAATGTTGAAATGCAGGTTGGTATGATTATTAAAGCTAAAGACTTTGGTCATCTAGACACTGATTACATCGTTGGTAAGGTTGTATATGTTAATCAAGGTGGTGAAATTCAAGGTATTATTCAGAAGCGTGTTATAGACAGCGTCGATGTTACAGCT